CGAATTCATTCACAACTTAATACACATGACACAAGGTGAGTTGTTCACTAAATACTTGTGGGTATGGCTGCTAATTGGAATGCTTGTCGTGATGTCTATAGTAAGGCGATATTTTAAGAGAGGTAAGTAGATGTGACAATGAAGCGCAGATTAGAAGACCAAATCATTGGCAAGATTGATAATGAGCGTAAGGACCAAACCAAGGAAGTACATAAGGGCAAGCCAGAGCCACAGAAGGCTAAAACAAAAACGCGAGTGGCAAGATGCTAGAGGAGGTGAGTGTATGTAATGGATACTAAAGAACAAGCTAAGCAAGACTATTTAGCCGGGATGAAGATTAAAGATATTGCAAATAAAACCGGTAAGTCAGCTTCCACAATTCGTTCTTGGAAGTCTCGTTACAAATGGGATGATGAAGCTGTTACTGATAATGCACCACCAAAAAGCATTGCAACGAAACGCAACAAAAATGCAACGCAACGCAAAAACGTTGCAACGTCTCATGAGACAGAACAGGCGGTCAATGATTTAGCTGACAGTGATTTAACGGATAAACAAAAAGCCTTTGCAATGGAGTATGTACGAATTTCTAATGCAACGCAGGCTTACATAAATGCTTATGACGCTACGTACAAAACAGCTACGGCCAATGGTCCAAGGATGCTTGGAAATGCTAGAGTGAAAGCAGCTATCGCGGAGATGCGTAAGGCTAAATTGAAAGAGTTATCCATTGACATGTTTGACTTGATTGAGGACTTGGCAAAGGAAGCTAGAGCTGACATCGGAGACTTCGTTGAGTTTGGGCAATACGATGAGTTGGTCGTGGATGACAATGAGAATGCTAAGCTTGATACAAACGATGAGCCAATCATTCAGCACAAATCATGGGTGCAGTTTAAGAAGCAAGATAAAGTCGATACAAGCGTGATTAAGAATATCAGCATGGGTAAAGACGGACCGCGTATTGAACTACACGATCGTGATAAAGCACGAAAGCAATTAATAGAGTACATGCAGTCGATAGGAGATAAGACCTCAACCAAGGTAGTTATTGTTGATGATATTAGTGAAGCGGGAGATTTGAACAATGAATGATAAAGCGTTTGTTCTTTCAAAGAATATTAATCCACACTTTTATAAAGTCTGGAATACGAATAAGTCAAATATCATTTTCAAAGGTGGCCGTGGTTCATTTAAATCATCAGTTGTCGCATTTAAGTTATGTATGATGATGTATCAACAAATTGTTCAAGGGAACACGGCTAACGTGATATGTATCCGTGAGAATAAGACTAATTTACGAACGTCTGTTTATAAGCAAATTATTTGGGCTTTAGACCGAATGAATTTATTAGATGAGTTTGATTGCTTTGTTAGCCCTATGATTATTACACATAAGCAAACAGGGTCATCATTCATCTTTTACGGTGCGGATGATCCTAACAAGTTGAAGTCGGATAAGACAACTGATGTTGTTGGTATTTGGTATGAAGAAGCCGCGAACATGAAGTCAGTTGAAGTATTTGACCAAGCTAATCCAACGTTCATTCGTAACAAGTCGCCATTTGTTGATGATGTCAAAATCTTTTATTCATACAATCCGCCAAAGAATCCTTATGATTGGATTAATGAATGGGTTGAGAAGAAGAAGAGTGAACCAGATTGCTTGGTGGATCATTCAACATATTTAGACGATGAGCTTGGTTTTACAGTCCCTCAACAGTTACGAATGATTGAAACATATAAAGAGAATGACTATGACTACTACCGTTATTTGTTTTTAGGTGAGGCTGTAGGTCTAGGTACGATCATTTATAACATTGACCTATTCCAGCAAATTAATTCGCTTGATGACTTACCAAACAACGATAGAGTGGTCCAATTACGTTTTTCAACTGACGTGGGTCACGAGCATTCGGCCACTACAATGTCATGCTATGGCATTACGTATAACGGGAATGTTGTGGTATTAGATACATGGTATTACAGTCCTGATAAACAAACTAACAAGATGGCGCCACCTGAAATGGCGAATGAACTGCATGAATTTGTGCTTAAGATGCGTGAACGGTACCCATTTGTGACGACAAAAATGATTGTTGATAGTGCCAATGGTGGGCTGAGAAACGAGTACCATAGTCGTTTTGGTGAAGATTTAACACCAGTTCGTAAACTTAAAAAAGTAGATATGATTGACCGTGTACAGTCCTTGTTGGCTCGTAAGGCGGTTTTTTATTTACCAACAGAAAATAACCTTAAATACTTTATCCCAGAGCATCGCAAGTATCAGTGGGAAGAGAAGTCGTTACATTCTGATGATCCAAAAGTGATTAAAGTTGACGACCACACTGTCGACCAGTTTCAATATTTGGTACGTGAAAGCCAAAATGAGTTAGACCTTGGTTGGGCAAACTAGAAAGGTAACATTATGAGCGTAATAGAAAACATGAAAAAATGGTTTCAGAAAGGAACAATGCAAATGGGAATGGGTAAAGAGATTAATTCTTTAACAGATGATCCACGAGTATCGATGTCAAAAGATGATTACCAGCGAATTCTTTTAGAACTCCAATACTATCGTGATGATAACCAACACGTCTCGTTTCATAACAGTAATGGGGTTAAAAAGTCACGTATTAAGCACACATCATCCATTACACGTCAAGCTGGGCGAGCATGGGCATCTTTGATTTTTGATGAAAAGGCCAAGATTACTGTTAATTCAAAAACAAAAGCAGGCGACGGATTAAACGATTACATTGCTGATGTGTTAAATCATAATAATTTTTATGATTTATATGAAGAATGGCTGGAATTGGGTGTTGTTGCTGGCGGGTTCGCCGTTTTTCCGCAAGTTGTCAATGATGAAATTCAATTTAGTTGGGTTAGACCCGACCAGTTTTTCCCGATTAATTCAAACTCAAGCAATATTGAGAGTTCGGCTGTTGTCTCTCAAACAACCAAACCAGATGGGAATGGTGGGATAACCTACTATTCACTAGTAACATTTAACTACTTCGATAAAATCACGCATACAGTTACGATCGTGAATGAGTTATATAAGTCAGATAACGACAGCAAGGCCTTGGGCAAGCAAGTCCCATTACATTCATATCAACCATATGCTGAATATGAAGAGACGCACGTTTTCCAAAATATGGCTGTGCCATTGGTCGCTTATTTTAAGTCAGCTGGTAAGAATAACAAGAACTTAGAAAGCCCGCTTGGGGTTGGAATTGTTGCAAATTCACAGCATATGATTGATGACTTGAATACGGCTAACGATATGTTGCAACGTGAACTGGAGTTGAGCAGACGGCGGGTTATGATTAGCAAAGAAGCAATCAGACCAATTGGCGATACATCTTCAACTAGAATGCAATCATCTCAAGAGGCTTACTTCGATGCAGACGACGACACGTTCATTGGCTTACCCAATACAAATGGAGACCCAAGCCAACCATTCGTTGAACAATTAGAATCACACATTCAAGTAGACGAATACAATAAGGCCATTCAGAGCTACATGGAGCGCTTTGAGAATGAAATTGGGTTATCACAAGGGACGTTATCAGTAAACGCCAAGCAGAGCGATAAAACGGCCACAGAAGTCGTTTCAGACAATAGTATGACCTATCGCACACGTTCGAGTTATTGTAGCCAAGTTGAAAAGCAAATCAAGTGTTTAATCATGGCGATTATTGAATTATCAGTTAATGATGACTACGGTATTTTAGACGAACGCTTGAACGGTATTAATCCTTTGGAAGATGACATTACCATCAAGGTTGATTTTAATGATGGTGTATTTACTGATTCAGATACCAAAGAAAAAAATGACTTGAATATGGTTACTAATATGCTGATGTCTAAGCAAACATTCATGATGAAAAACTTAGGGTATACCGAAGATGAAGCAAAACAAGAGCTGTTACGTATTCAAGATGAAGCTGGAGGATTTGACACGCTACCTAGTGAACAAAAAGGTATGTTTGGAGATAGTGAAGGCGGTGAATAGTTATGGCTATTACAGCACAAGGAATGCAAGCCCAAGCTGATAAGACTGTCAACGTTTATGCACAATTGGAAGCACAAATATTCAAACGTATTATTGAAACACTTAAGTCAGTTGATATTAACGAGTATGACGAGCAAACGATTGTTGAATGGCAACTGCGGCAACTAAACAATATTGGTGGTCTAACGAAGCAAATAATCCACGACGTGCAGAAAGCTAACCCTAAAATTAAGTCACAGATTGATGCACTGATTCGTGACAACGGCTGGCAAATTAAAGATGAAATTGATACACAATTGAGTGATATGTTACATAAGCCAGCCCCAATTAGTAGTGAGAGTGGACAAATTATTAATGCAGTCCTTGATAAAACGTTCCTTGATTTAGATAATTCAGTCAATCAAACGCTTTTGACAACTAACATTAATGACAATACAGCACTGAAAACGTATCAAAATATTGTTAAGCAAACGATACTAGCAGTTCAGCTTGGTAATAAAACGCCACAGCAAGCTCTAAAAGAAACGATTTATAAGTGGGTGGATAAAGGTCTACCAACTCGATTAATCGACAAGGGTGGGCATAACTGGAGCTTAGAGAACTATGCTAACGTTGTGATAAGCAATTCAGCTCACCGTGTATTTAATGAACTGAGAACTAATCGTATGCAAGAGTTTGGCATGGGCGTTGCTTTGATGAGTTCACACCCAGCGGCACGTGAAGCCTGTGCATACATTCAAGGTAAACCAGTGAATATTGTGCCACAAGGAAGTGCAAACTATGACAGACGTTATGACAGCATCTATAATCATGGTTATGGTGAGCCAGCAGGGACACAGGGTATTAATTGCAAGCATACTTTGACGCCGTTTGACCCAGATACGATGACTAATCATTATCAACAAGTTGATCCAAAAGAAGCAATTGAAAATGGTAAAGTTCAAGCCAAGCAACGGTCGATTGAGCGGGCTATTCGGGCAAGCAAGAAGCGCATGAATGCAGCGGAAGCATTAGGCGATAAAGAAGGCTACGAGAAATATCGTATGCAACTGAATACCCAGCGTGCTAAAATGCGTGACTTTCTAAAAGAGCATGACTGGTTGACACGTAATCGGACAAG